GCCCAGGCTGAGAGCACGCTTCAGGTTTCTCATTGGAATTCCTCCTTGATTTTTCAAGCTGTAGGGGCGGGTCATCCTCTTCCAGAAGTTGGATCGTATTTCCCAAATGTCAGGTATAGAGTACCAACGATCAGAGAAGCACCCATTCTGTGGGAGCATAACTATCCTTGCTTGTATCTCGGAGGTCATTATTATTATACACCTTTGACCATGTTTTTGCAATACTTTTTGACGTATAAAGTTGAAAATTTCCGGACTTTTCATAAGGCTCCAAATCATGAATTGGTAGACCAAATAAGATAGCATGATAATGCGGCCGCAAAGTCTCGGATCCATACTCACCAGAGGCAAAAAAACGAATCTTAGTTTCCGGAAAATGGCGACGGAGCCGCTTCATCCAGAGTTGAAAATCACGCTTCCGAAGAGTAAGGGCGGGGGCCTGCTTGCCGGTCTCAGGATCCATAGAGATCACACGAGGAACATACTTGTCATTGTAAGTAATCGTAGCAAACCAAACTTGATCCGGGGGATAATACTGAGCCTCAAGCATACAACGATTAGCCCATTGACGGGAGTAATCCAGGCGACAGCCTATACACTTTCCACACGGGATCTTGACAGCAGGACCTTGAAGCGGAGGCCGGACCTGGAGATCTTCCCACACAGAGTCCTTAAAAGGACGGATGGCGTAGTGGGTCTTTCCGTTAGGGTTCACGCCGTTAGGAATTCCAATGAGAGGATAATAACAGGACATTCAAGCACCTCCAAGCAGAACAGCAATAAGGCCGAGCATCATAGCCCAGCCATTACCAAAGAGAAACCAGGCAAAGAAAACAAGAACGAGCAATTTCCAGAGTTTCATAAAAGTGCCTCCTTTCTTAAAGCCATTATACCACGTTTCCGACCTGGTGTCACTGGGGCCCTATACATCAAGGAAATAGGGCCCCAGCGGTCATTTTAACGGCCAGAAGAAGCACCACGGGCGGAATTAAAGCCTCCGCCTCGAGAGCCATCAAGGGTAGGATTTCCAACAAAATCCTTCGGCAGATACTTTTCAAAAAGTTTAATTCCTTGAGAAGACAGCCACTTCTCTGGATTAGTTTCAAGATCATGACGTTGTGTATCCTGGAGCACATTCCAATCGGCATCAATACCCATCTGTTTGAGCTCCTTATTAACATCGCCGTTAATCTTCGCAACCTGCTGAGATGTCCAGGAACTAAGATCATAACCATACCGCTGAGCGGCGGCGGCAACCTGGGCATTAATTTTGCTAGCGGCAACCTGGGCTTGGGTGTTGCTAATGGAGGTCGTGGCCTGAAGCTGGGCAATCCAACGACTAGTAGCGGCGGAGATATTGGCGGTGCTCAACTGGGTCTGACTGTTCAGCTCAGCGGTATACTTGGACATAGCATTATACTTCTCTGCAACCGCAAGGTTAGTCTGAGCTGAAAGACGCTGATTCTCCAAACTGACCTGAGACTGGAGAATAGAACCAAGGATCCCGGCAATGGCAGAATTGGCGGAGGTATCCGTGGACGCAGTAGCGCCGGAAGTAGTAGCGGCCCCTTGGCCGCCGTTTACAGAAAGAACAGGATTGAGGCCAGCTTTCTTCAAATCAGCAACCTCACGCTGATGGGCAGTACTGGACATACGCTCTTGCCAATCACGGTTAATCTGAGCCTGCTGGGCAGACCAAGCATTATTTTCGGCGGCATTGGCCTTAATCATGGCGGCATACTTATCAAACGTATCTGCCACGGAGGATCCAGCCGAAGAAGATCCGCCGGAACTCCAATTAGGGTTAGAACGTCCTGCGATGTCCTGAGAAACTTTTTGTGCAGAGCTAGGCATATACACTCTTCCTTTCTTAAAACGCCCCCTGGGGGCTCCCAGGGGGCTTTATGACCATTTTCCTGACTTCGGGAAAATGGTTAATGATGGTCAATCAGACCGGGAATAGAATAAAGCGGCATATTACGGGTGGAATAGTTTTGAACGTAAATATCGCAGAAGAACTGGTTAGCCAAATTGTCAGAGACGGCGAGGACACGGTTAATAGTGGCGGGGTCCTCATGAATCCAGGAATCAGACAAAGCGGGCATCTTGGAGTAATCATCGGCAAGGTGCCAAACATCCAGGGACTGGGCATAGCTGGAACGCATCTCACCGGAGACACGGGATGGCTTGTAACGATAATCGGCCCAAGCTTCCTGATAGCCAAAGACTTCATCATCCTGGGCGTTACCCTGGGCGTAAATCTCCTTATTAAGGACAGCCTGCTCACCGATATTAGCAAATTCGGGCCAGTAATAGTCAAACATGGACTTACGAGACCAAAAGCGCTCGATACCCTGCTGATAGGTGTGGTCATAGCGGGCGACCATAACGCCAATCACAAAACCGTGTTCAACAAAGCTTTTAGTAAAATCGGAATGAACGTCGGTAGTGAGAGACATAGCACCAGTATCACCGAGAGGCGTAGAACCGGTAACGGTCCCGGAATTTTGAATAACCTGATTAATAGAAACAGGAATACGGTTACCGCCAAGATACTCAGGGCGTTGAAGGCGAGCATCCGGGGAAGTAACACCAAAATGGGCCTTGATAGTCTCAATGTACCGGGAACCACCGCGGGCACTCCTCTCATAGAATTTCTGAATCTGGAAGGCGGTACGAAGCTGATTGATAGTAGCTACGGAGACAGTGTTATCAAACTGAGCCCAGAGATTAGCAGGGTAACCGACAACACCATTATCAATGGTCGGATCCAAATTCGCATTACCAGTATCCGCAAGCCAATACGCACCACCGAACGCATTCTTATGAACAGAACCAGCATGATAACCAGCCTCAAAATCACCGTTACCGTTAGGAATATAAACATTGTACGGATAATTAAGCAAATCCTTAGGAACAGGCTTATTCATCGGTACAACCGGAGCATTACCGAGCTGGGCGGTCTGGATCGTCACGTCCGGGCCTTTCTGAGGAGCTGGGAGACAGCTCGTGAAATAATCGCGGAACTTATTGGCAACAAAGGGTTTGCCGCCTTTGGCAACGTCAGAAACATAGTTATTTGTATTCACGCCTTGGACGGTAGCATCATCCACGGGGATATTAAGAGGATCGGTAAGATTTTCACTGCGGAACCACTCGTTCATAATAAGGGCATAGGCACGGAACGGGAGGGCGGAGACAGAAAGACCTTTCACACCAGTAGGGATGCCCATATAATCTGCCAGGGTTCCGACTTCCCAGCCATTGGCGGGGGCAGTCAGCTGGGGGACCTCATACTCAACCTGGGGGATCCAAGCGGATTCAGTGTTCTCACCCATAAACTGTTTCCAGTGTTCCCATACCAGACGGTTGGGAACAAAGAAATAATACGTATCAAGATAGACGTTATCCATGACAGGGGTTAAGAGGGTCTGCATACGGACAACCTTAGACGTGCGAACCTGGAACGTATCGCCGGGGAGGACCTCATCAACGTAAAAGGGGATCACCTGACCAGCATTAAAAGTGGTCTTATGAGAAAAATTGCGAGGAAACTTGGAACGGGACATATCCAAACGAACGGGATTGGTAGCAAAACGAGAATTAGCGTTTCTACTCATTTATTTGACCTCACTTTCAGCAGGGCTAGGGGTTTGTGCCTCCGGGGGCTTCTGGTCAGGCGTCAGGGGCTCGGAGGGAAGTTGATCAGAGGATATCGGACTCTGAGAACTGACAATTCCAAGATCTACAAGGGTCTGGGGGTTATCGAGAGAGGCCAAGAACTTGTTAAAATCATGACCAAACTTAGCACGAACCTCAACGGGAAGATGGGTAAAATAATCCTCAGCACCGTGCATGGTATTAACCACATCAGCATAGGTGGTAGGAAACTCCGTCAGATCGGCATAGAACATTTGACGTTTAGCAAGAGCGGTAGTATCACCAGCGGCAAAGCGGGCAAGAATGACATGAATATCAGTACTCTCCTTGTGGGACTGAATAAACTGATAAAGGGACTCCTTACCAACCTCTTTAAGCTCCATATGACCAAAGGAGTCAAAGGAAGGGGAGTAGAGGACCCTATCAGGATCCCCCGGGTTAATATTAACCCGGGGGTGATCCTCAATAGCCTGAGCGGCAGTACGGAACATCATCAAAAATCAATCTCCTTTACAACTCGGATATACTCATCAGAGGTAACAACCAGCTCCTGAACAGCAACGGCGGTACGTTTAGCTTCCGGGAGGGTTTTACAAGGGAAGGAAGCACGATTGCGGCCATCCTGCATAATCTCAACATAGTACATCAACCAACAACATCCTTTCCGTCCTTAATGAGAACAGGAAGTTTCTCGGGGGTCAAAATACCTGTATCAGTATCGAAAGAACCAATGCGGAAAAGCTGAAAATCAGAGCGATGCGTAAATAACACATCATGCGACTGCTCAATAGCTGACTCAAAATTGCGCATAGCAACAGCATCGTTACTGCTATAGGTAGGAGCCATAAAGTCAGACTTAATATCACGCATAGAGTAGACAAAAACATTCATTTAATATACCTCCAAAAAATATCAAAACAACGAGTAATACACCTTAGATCATCATTAGAATAAGCGTGAGGCGACTGACAAACACTCACAAAGAAATACCACCACGGGGAATATACGGGTCAATGTTAATCTTCTTTGCCTTTACAGCAGTACGACGAAACTTCGCCTTATCGCCTCTACCAACACGCTTCCGCATCACAAATCCTCCTCATTCTGCTCAATAAACACATCAATAGCAACCTGCAAGACAGAGGCTCCATATTCATCACCAGCCTCAATTTTTTCATCACGCAAGGTTTCAAGCTTCAAAAGATAATTCTTGCAATTCATACAGAAGACCTCCTTAACATCTTAGCGACTGCTTCCTTCTGACGGGCTTCTACTTCCAAACGGTTTTTCGTACCATACGTTGTCTTTGTGTCCTTCTCTTTGTCCAACTCAGTTACAATCTTTTGGCGAATCTCCTTCATGCGCGCCAACGCCTCAGGGTCCTCTTTTTCGAGGAGCCGGTCAAAGTATCGAGGGACTGTAAACTTGATGCCTCCTTCCTGGCCTGGGATATTGATATAGCGATAATCATAAACCTCCGGATGGTCCTGGTAATATTGGCCAGCTATACCAGGTTTACGGGACATAAGGGTAAACGGAGCTTCGAGTCCAAACGACTCGAAAAACTGAGGGAAGAAGGTATTGGATTTCTTGGCAGTATAGCGGGCAGTGTAAGCACAGGTTTCCCAACTGCAAGGGGATAATACAATTCTGCCATACGGTTCATACGTCAAATCACCTTCAATCCATGTCTCCTTTGCAAGGGGAGCATAACGCCCCTTGCACCTCTGAAAACGTGCGAAAAACAGGAGAAAATCCGAAAAAACTGCCGCTTTTCCGTCC